CGCCTTACACCCATGTCATTGGCCACTTAGTTCGAGCATACCAAAAGTTTCATTTCCGAAGCGTGCTTGTGGATCAGACAGGCTTAGGCGAGCCGGTCCTTGAGGAGATCCGCAACCAAGGCGTAGGCTGCGCTGAAGGCTTGAAGTTCACGATTCAGACGAAAGAGGATTTGTTGACGACATTGAAAATTGCAATGGAACAGAACCGTTTAGCAATACCGTATCACCGCCAATTATGCGAGCAAATCAACGAGCAACAATACGCTTACAGCAAAAGCGGGCACCTACAGTTTAGCCATCCAACAAACAGCCACGATGACATGTTGTGGTCCCTTGCATTGGGAGTTTACTCAGGCACACAGGCGCCTCCACCTGGAAAGGGCGCCGTTATGCTTCCACATTAAAAGTGATGAAAATGAGTTTTGTTGCTGAAAAGATTCGTAAAGGCTTCAACAGCCTAAAGCAGGCAGTTAACAGCTTCGCAGCTCAGCGGAAGGTTCCACCAGAAATTAGCAGAAAGCAGATTGAAGAGGAAATTCCCGTAAGCTGGAAAGCTGACGGTATGCTTTGGGGCTACGTCACAAGGTACATGCTTAAAGGCTCAGGCGCAGGCTTTGTCACTCCACCCTATACGGCGTATTGGGAGCGCATTTGGGGTGCGGTTCCAATTGAGGACTTGCCCAAATATAAGGACCTTTACGCTTTCACGCCATACATTAAGGCAAGCATTGACGTCACAGTTAATTTGGCGATAAGCAACGGCTTCGAGCTTGAGGGCGGAGATGACGCTGTTCGCGAATGGCTTTCAGACTGGGTTGACGAACATAATATTTTGCAGACGCTCCGCATAATCGCCACGGACATGCTTGTATTTGGCAGCGCATACTTGGAGCTTTGCCGAGATGAAGACACAGGTGAATTTACGTGGCTTAAGCCTTTAGACCCAGTTCACCTTCGGGTCCGCCGTGATGCTTATGGAAATGTTTTCGGGTACATTCAACTTCTAACTTTCCCACCCGTAGTTTTCGAGGCAAATGATATTGCTCATTTCCGTTGGGGCGCTAAGTCATGGTGGTATGAGTTCAGCTATGGCACAAGCCTTCTGAGACCCCTATTAAAAATTCAGGCGTTGATTGACCAGTTTGAAGATGACATGGCTACAATCATCCATACTTACGCTAAGCCGATGCTCGTAGTAAAGGCTGGGACGCCCGAGAAGCCGTTCAGCGATCCTCAATTGCAATCGCTTATGGAAGCTTTCCGAGACCGTAGACCTGCCACAGACGTTTTTGTGCGTGGAGACGTGGGCGTTGATGTGATTCCAAGCTTGACGAAGGATGTTAACGTTCAATTTTGGCTTGACTACCTTTACAAGCAGCGCGAAGCCGTCTTAGGCGTTCCAAAAATATTTCTGGGCGAAAGCGAAGGCACAAACAGAGCTACAGCCGAGGTCGTCATGCAAGAATATGTTACAAGATTGCGTATGATGCAAGAGCTCTTGGGCGATAAGCTTGAAACCGACCTGTTCAAACAACTTATTCAAAGCGAATTTGGCGAAGGCGTAGAGATTCCACATGTTAAGTGGCGTCCGATTTGGGAGCCAACATTAGAGGACAAGGCCAAGTATTTGGGTGATCTGGTGGAGAAACGCATCATTATGCCCAGAGAGGCTCGTATGCAATTAGGCTTTCCCGAAGAATATCCAGAAGGGGAGCCCATACCAAGTAAGGCTATCCCTACTAAGGAAAAGGCTCCAGCGAAGCCCGAGGAAATAGCTGAAGCTGTCATGCGAAAGATGGAGAAAGGGTAAGCATGAAGCAATTCATTATAGTTTACACTCCATGTCCACATGCAACATGCGTCCTTTGGTGTGACTCTGTCAATTCTGCTGAATGTCTGAAATGTCCCATATACAAAAACAGGGTAAACGGAGTGGATATTACATATGCCGGGGCTTGAGGAAGGCACAACTGTCTGGCGCATGCGTGTGGCTGATCCATCACGGTTTGACAAGTTTAGAGTTAAGGACATTACGGAAGGCGTGAAAATAACGCTTGGAAGGGTTAAGGGTACAGATAGATGGGAAGTGCAAAACTACATGCTTGACAAGAAACGCTTCAAAAAGCGTGAACAAGTCCGCAAGTGGCTTGATGAACATTTAAAAAGCGAGATCCACACGCTTCTTGATTTTAAAGCATGGAATGAATATCGCAAGAGGCTATTGCAAGCCTACTTGCAAATTTCACAGGTATCAGGTGAAAAAGAATGAGTTTTGTAGCGAAAGAGTGGGATACAGCATACATCAATGACCTACCAGATTCCGCATTCGCATACATCGTTAAAGGCGAAAAAATAGAAGGAAAAACGGTTCCAAGAACCAACCGCAACTTACCACACCACAAAATGAATGGGGATATTGATCTTCCACATCTTCGCAACGCGATGGCTCGTGTAACACATACAAACCTTAGCAAGGAGCAGCAGAAACAAGCCCACGACCATCTTCTAAGGCATTACCGTGAAATTGGCATGACTCATCCGCCATGCAGCGTTCCAGGATGCAAGGGCTACTATCCGCAAGAGAAGAAGAGCATGCTTGAAGATTGGCAATCGTTCCGCGCGTGGCAAGAAGCCTTGTTTAAGGCTCATGGAAAACGCATTCCAACTGTTTAAAGTGATTAAAATGAAAATACAATATTTCGTACCATTCAAAGCGCAACAAGGAGTTGACGCTCAATTCGCCTTAAAAGAAAAGCTACTCAATATCGAGGGTATCGCAATCGATAGTTCGGTCAATAGTAATAAATGGCAAATTCCCGCTGAAGACCTTGACTTTCTCACACAATCCCTTGCCGGTGCACAACTCCGCGTGGATCATGCAGAATCGGCCCTTATGATTATGGGTAAAGTCGCAGAGGCTAAACGTGACGGCGACCGAGTGCTTTTCCGCGCTGAAGTTGGCGAAGAAAAGCTCATTGAGAAAATACTACGAGGATACGTTACCCATGTGAGCGTTCAAGTGGATTCTGAAGATGTTGAATGTAGCAAGTGTAAGAGATCCACAAGAAAAGAGGGCATGCTTATCCACTTGTGCCCTGGAGCCTGGGAAATAGTTCACAAACCAACAGTCCGAGAGTTAAGTATCGTGGCATCGCCAGCCTATAAAACAACGGATTTTCAACCCGTGGGCTTTTTCGCTGCTATGAATGATGCTCAATGGGATGCGATTGTTAAATCCGTAACTGATTCACAGTCACTCGATAAAGGTGATGATGTGGGTTCTAACCGAGAGGTGCAAGAACCTGAAAAGCAAAAATTAAAAGCAAAAGAGGTGAAGCATATGTCCGTTAAAGCGGATAAAGATGCTTCTCCACATCAGGCACAAGGCGTAGTCAACGTGGCTCCGGGAGAAACAGCGCCGAAACAAGTTGAATATCAAGACCTCATGAATCAACTGCAGCAGCTTGAGAAACAGATACGGGAAGGTCATCCAAGCGCAAGCGACTCGGAAATCGACGCTTTAAACAAAAAGATAGGTGAATTAGAGACGGAAATCGGAAAAAGAGCGAGAAAACGAGAGTTAAGTAAGAAACTCAGTGAACTCACAAAGAAGTTCAGTGAAGAGGAAGCAACGCCAGAAGAGGAAGGCAAAGAAGAAGGTGAAGAGGCTAAGGTTCCGAAGGCTGAAGCTGAGGCGAAGCGTGCAAGTGGCAAAGGCATAGTCGCAGTCGACGAAATCAGCAGGGACATGCTTGGCAACTACGACTGGTTCAAGGATTTGCTCAAGGCACACAAGAAGCTTGTCGGATTCCAGTAAGGTGATTTTTAATGTCAGTTGATGCACGTATAGCAGGAAACATTTACTCTCTTCCAGGGCAAATCGTAAGCTTTGCAGTAGGCGCAGCCGTAACCATGGGTCAACCCGTTAAGATAACCGCCGACATGACAGTTTCACCAGCAACAGCAGTAACCGACAAAGTTATCGGAGTAGCCGTGACAAATCAAGCAACTGTAGGCAAGCAAGTCAGCGTTTTGATGGGTTGTCCAATCGTTTACATGACTGCAAGCGCAGCGATAACAGTTGGTCTTCATGTTGCTGCCACAACAGGTGGGCAAATTGTGAGCGTTAGTGCAGGTACATTGGCTTACCTTATCGGAATTGCTGTCGAGGGTGCCGCAGCTGCAAGCGCCGTCATCAGAGTCGCAGTTATGCAAATGATCATGCCAGTATCCTAACAAGGTGAATTGACATGAGTCTTTTCAGAGACGCGCTCAGTTGGGTTGACACAGGCGCAATAGCGTATCCGGCATTGCATAAGAAAATTTTGGAACTCACGATGCCGGCGCTCGTAGTCAAAAAACTGTTTCCCGAATTTCCATTGGTTGCAGGTAAGACAGCCACGTTTGTCAAGCAGTCTGGAAGTAGAGCAGCCGCGTTAAGCGAAATTGCTGAAGGCAGCGAAATCATGATGGACTATACCCCATACTCAACAATCACTGTAACTCCGTACAAAAAAGGTGCCAGACAAAGAATATCAAGGGAAAACATTGAAGACCTTTACATTCCAGTCATCGAGGATCAGCTTAGGCGACTTGCAAGACGAATGGCATACACCATTGATAAGGATTGCCAAAGCGTTATTGATGCGGGAGCTGGAACAAGCATAACCTCAACGGGCACAAGCTTAGGTGCGACAGGCACAGAGTTCACCATAACGGGCGGACTTGGCACGAAGGACATTTTGAAGGCTAAGGCAGCGATTGAAGGCTACAACCTGATTCCCGACTCAATACTTCTGAACCCAGTGAACGCTCGAGATGTGATGTATCTGCCACAGTTCAGCTTACACTTGCAATATGGGGAGCCAGTAATCCAGACAGGTAGTATAGGCAAAATCTACGGCATGGACGTAATGATCAGCACTGTAATTCCAGCAGCCACAGGTTACATTCTCAGCACTGGACAAAACTTGAGCGCTGCTTATGCTCCAATTGGATTTTTCGTCATCAAGCGGCCTTTGCTCACGGATGTAGATATCAAGAAAGAGTTTGACTGCGTTGAAGTTTCTTTGACAACGAGGTACTCGCCTGTTGTGACATATGGAGAAGCAATCTGCAAAGTGACAGGATTAGCAGCAAGCTAAATTGCGGAATTTTCCATATTTTCTTTCTTTCCACATTTTTGCCCACTTGCCGAGGGCTTTCGTGCGTGTAGTCCAATTTTGATCCGCACAAGCGTGTGGCGAGCGACGCTAAAACTCGGCGAATAATAAAAGCCTCATGGAGGTGAATTAAGAAAAATGCCATTGCAATTCAACTTGACGAAAGGCCTACTCTACGGCATAACTCTCGGCTTACTCTTCGGCGTTGCCATATTCGTTCTGGCTTCAAATGCTTATGGTCTGGGTTTCATTCCTGCTGCACTGACGCCAACTGTAATCGCTGGTCTCGTGTTCGGGAATGGTATCTTGACTGGCATTAGCTGGGAATACGGTAAATGGCTGAAAGAGTCGCACAACTATGGCTTAATGTTC